GAATAGTAAAAGGTGATAACGTACCCTACACAAAAGAAAACCCAGCAGATAGAATTGACCCTTTTACAGGACAACCTTACTCAGCACAAATGGAGGAATTAGGATTAGATGTTTTTCAAGAAAAATAATAAATTAGATATAGAACTTTGCAAAGCTGAAATAAAGAGACACGAAGGTGAAGTGTTAGAAATTTATATGGATAGTCTAGGCTATAAAACTTTAGGAGTTGGACACCTGTGTCAACCTAACGACCCGGAATATGATTGGGAAGTTGGCACACCTGTTACTCAAGAAGTTGTAGACATGTACTATGAGGATGACTTTGAAAAGCTACCAGAAGTTATACAGAGAGTGTTAGTCAACATGTGTTTTAATCTAGGTGGTACAAGACTTTCAAAGTTTCGTAACATGTTAAAAGCTTGTAGAGAACATAACTGGAAAGAGATGTCTGTACAAATGCAAGACAGTCGTTGGTATGGACAAGTTGGTAGACGTAGTAAAGAATTACAAGAAATGGTATTAGGAGCCTGAAATGAAAGGATTATTAAAAAACATAGTTGGAGCTGTTGCACCTACATTAGGAACTGCCTTGGGTGGACCGATGGGAGGCATGGCAGCTAACATGATATCAGAAGTGTTAGGTGTTCCTAATACTCCAAAAGCTATAGAGAAAGGAATAGCAGAAGCTACACCTGAACAAATGTTAGAACTTAAAAAAGCTGAACAAGCTTTTGAAGTACAGATGAAAGAGCTTGAAGTAGATGTGTTTAAATTAGAAACACAAGATGGACAAGACGCTAGAAATAAGTTCAGTAAAGACTGGACAGCCCGTATTATGGGTATAGCTGTTGTAGGTGGATTCATGGGATACATATTCCTTGTCACTCTACAACCACCAGAGCAGAACTCTGAAGCCCTTATAAACCTTGTACTTGGATACCTTGGTGGTTTAGCAAGTGCTGTAATATCATTTTACTTTGGAGCTTCTAACACTTCTAAAGACTAATGGATGTAGTTCAAGTTATACAAGAGTTAGGTTTTCCTATAGCTGCTGCTGTAGGTTTAGGTATGTTTGTTTGGAAATTAATCAACAGAATTATTGATGGTATGGAAACAAAACTAGATACTCTTGATGATAAACTAAATGGTTCGTTAGCTAACTTAGAAGATAGGTTAGGTACTAAGTTAGATTCACAACATGGCATACTTGTTGCATTAATAGATAGAGTAAGAAGCTTAGATAATGAAATCATAAGACAAGATACTATGATTAAAACTATACTAGGTGTGCCACAATTAATTAACAGTGATAAGATAGCAAAAGCAGACAGAGATGACCAACGAAAAGATTGATAAGAAAATATTACAAGTAGTTAATCTTTCTCCAAGTGAATCTTGGATAGAAAGAATTGTAGATATACATCCGATGAAACAAATTACTGTAGCTTCTATTGTACAAGTAGCAGTATTTGGACTTATGTTATTTGCATTTTGGATAAACGATAAAGCATTATGAAATTAAAACCGACATTTAAAAGTGAAAAAGCTTCAAGGAACTGCAAGTGGTGTATGTTCTTTTGGTCTATGTTAATTATGTTCTGGTCTGTAGGAAGTATTGCAGATGAAGTAGTATTTAAGTTTAAAAGTCCTAGCTTTAATGGTGTTGGTACATCATCACATTATCTTACAATCCAGAATCAAGAGTTTAATCGTAAAGAAGCATTAAAGGCAGAAATAAAAGCACTTCAAGACCAGATAAAAAGAGACAAAGAGAATACAACTCTAGCAAGGTTTATAAGAAACTTAGAGTCTAGAATATATGCACAATTATCTAGACAGTTAGTAGAAAATTTATTTGGAGAGACTGCTAGTGATAGTGGTATATTAGAATTAGAAGGTAACACAATAGAATATAGTGTTGTCGATGGAATAATAACTTTAAACATAACGGACAGTGATGGAAATACAACGACTATTTCTTTGCCTATCGGTAGTTTTACTTTCTAGTTGTGCTGTTTTAAATCAGAATAAAGACTTAACATTAACACAAGATATTAAGCCTAGTTCTATATTAGATTTACAGTCAGAAGAATTAAAAAACTTACCACGAGCAAAAGTAAAACCTACTATAGCTATATACCCCGATAGCTTTAGAGACTTAACAGGACAACGTAGAAGTAATAGTTCGTTTGCTTTGTTTAGTACAGCTATTACACAAGCTCCTGAAGCATTTCTTATAAGAGCTTTTAAACATGCTGCAGGTGGTAAATTTTTCAGAGTTGTAGAACGTGTAGGTTTAGATGACTTAACAAAAGAAAGACAATTAATTAGAGCTACACGTAAAGAGTTTAAAGAAGATAATAAGATGCAACCACTGCTATTTGCAGGGTTATTAGTTCAGGGAGGAGTTGTTAGTTATGAAGCTAACCTCAAATCTGGAGGTGCTGGTGCTAGATACTTAGGAATAGGTAATAGTAAACAGTATAGAGAAGATACAGTTACTATATCATTACGATTAGTTTCTGTGTCAACTGGAGAAGTGCTTACCGAAACATTAGTTTCTAAAAGTATTATATCCACAAGTATTTCTCAGGATGTATTTCGTTTTATAGAAGCCGGTACTGAACTGGTAGAAATAGAAGGAGGAGTTGCTGAGAATGAAAGTGTTTCTATAGCTTTACAAAAAGCAATAGAGACTGGAGTATTAAATATAATAAATATTGGAATAGAGAGAGGCTATTGGGAATATGAAAACATTAAAATTAATGAGCCTAGTTGTGATGATGAGTGCATCACTGCTATACGGGGCTGACAACGAAATATATGTTGACCAATCTGGTGCTACAGCAAATATTGATTTAGAACAACTTGGAAACTCTAATATTATTGGTGGTCTAAACTCTGTTGCTGGTACATTAACAGCATTAGACTTAGACGGTTTGAATCTTACATTAGATATAAATCAAATCGGTAATACCAATAAATTCTTAGGCGATATACTTGGAGATAACATTACAGGTTTTTTTGAGTTTGACGGAGATAGTAATACATTTACTATTCAAGGAGACCCAACTGATACTTATGGGATAGATGGTTCTGATTACAATGTTGATGTAACTGGAAGTTCTAACACATTTACATTAGACACAGGTACATCTGCACTTGCAGGTACGGTTGACTTAGACTGGATTATCAATGGTGATAGTAACACCTTTGATTTTGATATTAACTATGATGGAGCTACTAACTACGTAGATGTAGATGGTGATAGCAACACAGTAAACTTTACAGGAAGCGGATATGCAGACGGATACTTCTACCTTGACCACACAGGTGACAGCAGAACATTTAACATTATCCAATCTTCAACATTGGTTTCAGACTGGTTGCAAATCAATTCTAACGGTAACAATGGTACTGTTTGTATTGTTCAAAATGATGGTGGTACAACTACAAGCTGCTAATATTGGAAACATAACAGAATTAAAAGGCAGTGGTAGAATTGTAAGAGATTTAACTTTTCAAGCTGCATTAGACCTAGACATAAACAGTTACGATAATGTCCAAACTTCTAACGGGAGATTGGGCATTACTTTTTTAGATGACAGTCAAGTTAGATTGACAGAGCATTCTGAATTAATTATAGATGAATTTATCTATGACCCAGACCCTTCTAAATCTAAGATGGCACTTCAGTTTGCTAGTGGTACTGCAAGATTTATCACAGGTAAGTTAGCTACAATAGATAAAGAAAATATAACTATTAATACTCCAAGTGCTACGATAGGTATTCGTGGTACAGACTTTACTGTAACTGTAGATGAGTTAGGTAGAAGTTTAGTTATATTATTACCAGACGATGACGGTCTTCCAAGTGGAGAAATAGTTGTCGCAACAGCTATGGGACAGGTAGTTCTTAACAAGCCTTACCAAGCTACTACAGTTTCTATGTTTGAAACTAAACCAACAAACCCTGTTATTCTTAACTTGACCTTAGAGTTAATTGATAACATGTTAATAGTAAATAAACCACAGGAAATACAAGAGGATGAAAGAGAAGATGGAGGGAGCAACACTAGTATTCTTGATGTTGATTTCCTTGAGTTTGATGATTTAGAAATAGATTATCTTGCAGAAGATGAGTTAGAGTTTACAGAGTTAGACATTAATTATCTTGATGTAAATTTTCTTGAAGACCTTTTAAACATCATAGAAGATGTTAATGAGTTAGACCAAACTGAAACACTTTTAAAAGCTGATATAGATTTAAAAGGTACTCAAGTTGGATACGATTCTAATACTCAGATAAATACTTTTATGACTGATAACTTAATAACATTTTATAAAACTTTAGAAGATACAGTTCGTTTAGATTTAGATAAACAAAATGCTTATACTATTATTTTAATACAAGATGGTAAGAGTACACAGATAGTTGTCAACGGTGGCGGTAACTCTACTATAAAAATTACACAGGGTAACTAACATGAAGTGGGCAATTACCTTATTAACTCTATTAACTTTGCCTCTCCTCTTCAATAGTGTACCATTAGAAGTACTAAGACTCAAAACATTTGATGCTCTTGTCACAACTCCAGAACCTACCGGATA